ACCCAGCAACTTCTGCTCTCCACTATAGACGTTAGTTTCTTTCTTGGATGTGTTGCACGTACCGTTATCTGCGGACTTGTACGTCGCGCCGGAATCTCGTCGATATGTCTGAGGAGCAACGTACTCTGCAAGGGTACGGGGGTTCACTTTGAACTTCCCATACACCTCGCCTTTCGGTTTAACCTTCTTGCGCTTGCGACCAGTAAAGTCGTACGAACAACCAGTAGAGACAATAGCCATAACAAACATTCCGCTCAATTGGACGGACATTATCCTAAATTATGGTGTTTGGGTCAACGGCCGTATTTGTCGCGGTATTGTGCGCGTGTTTGCATGAACTCACCGATATATTCGTCACGAGTCGACTTAAACACTAAGGGGTGGTCATTGTCCACTGACATGAGGATAACGGTGCTAGTGATGGGTATCTTGGTCAACTCTTCGAACATGACGCAATAGGCAGCTGCTTGTTGGAAGTAGCTTGAGATCTGACTTTTGCTCTTTCTACGTTTGGATGTCTTGAAGTCGATGACGGACAGCTTACCATTCCACTCACCGATGCAGTCTACACGACCACCGACCTCTAAGTAATTTGAGTACAGGGGCACCTCTTGCATCACAACGTTGTTTAAGTACTTGTCGAGTAATCCTTTGAGCGTATTGAATGTTTCGATATTGGCAGGCATGTGGCCATCGAGATAGTCTGACTTGTTGTCGACATAGTCCTCACACAGTTTATGAACTGCGGTTCCTCGATTGGATGCTTTAGTTGATATTCGGTTGGCTACATCATTTCCAACCTTAGCTCTCCAGGCAGCTATACCTTCTTTAGAGAGTTCACTGAGAACAGTTGTGACAGACGGATACAACTTACCATCAGGTGTTTTGTAGTACCGCTTGCCCTCAACTGTCTCAGTGTCAAGTTCATTAATATCAGGGGGTGTCACGTGTGTGAAGTTTGTCATTTAAATAACCATCTTTAGCAATCAAGTAATCACGCACCAGTCCAGAACGAACGATGTCATCATAACCAAACTGTACTTGTTCAAAATCATCAATATGTTCAGCAATGGCCCTGAATTCAGCTAAGCCTGATTTGTCCCAAGGCTTGTCTAAGTCTGACTGACTACAGTCACCACAAAACACAATTTGTGTATTAACACCCACTCGGGTAATTATACTATCTAATTCATGAAAGGTCAAGTTCTGAGCTTCATCTACTATAATAATGCAGTCATCTAAGGTCGTGCCTCTTAGATGAGATGTGCTGATGAACTCCACTTGACGTTTCGTCTTTAGAATCTCGTACGCGTCTCCTCTACTAAACAAATCATCACACATTGCTTTGTATGGAGCTTCGTACGCTTTCATCTTGTCACTCTCACTACCAGGAAGAAACCCCATGTCTCTGGTAGGTACTACTGATCTAACAATAACCACTTTCTTTTGGTCGTATCTGTTCTCAAACAACCTATTCAACGCAAGATATAGTGTAACAAAAGTCTTGCCGGTACCAGCCATACCGTGAAGAACCATGTGACGGTTCTGGTTGAAGCATTCCCATACTAATTGTTGATTGGGTGTCTTAGGTTGTACTGTCCTTATGTTTAATTGAAACTTCGATGTCGGTTCTTTTTTGCGTTTAAATTTCCTTGGTTTTTCGAAAAGTTCTTCGTAAAAATCGTACTCTTGATAAGCCAAACCGATGCTGGACATCCTAACTCCTAGTTATTGTTATTCGTTTCGTTGCTTCCTCCACTTCGCGACTGCATTTTCAGTTTTAACTTCTTTCGCTGATTTTCTATCATAACGACTAGCTAGTTCACTAGACGGATGGGCCTCGCTTACTTTTTGAAGTACTTCGGTCCACCCGTCATCATTACGAATCCCCCCAACTCCAGCAACGATGTTAAGAGAGTTGAGAATAGACTTGTATGTGGGGTTTTGATCGAGAAAGTCAACCTTTTCGCTGTAAGACATGATCTCGTCAAACAGTTCACCGGTTGTTTCGTCTTGGAAGGTATATGTGGGCATTATCCTACTGCAGCCTCCTTTATGTCTTGCTGGAGAGACTGTTCGAACGAATCGTAGAACACGCCAAATACATTATCTGCATTCAAGTTGTGATACTCATCTTTGTTGCCGAATTTAGGAACGACAAACTTAAATTTGACCTTTCTGTACTTGCTAGCTATGAACTGCATGTACTTTACTCTATTTAGATTATCTACGTATCGAGAACGCGTCTCAGGGCCATATGCGTTGGATCCTTCGAAAATATTTCCCAGAGCTAGTTTGGGAGATCTCATCATAAAATCGAATCCTAGGCAGTATAAAACATTGTGTTTCATCTTTATAGCTTCGAGCATAGCATTGACCCCAGCATTGGATCTATAGCGAGTATACTTGTTGTACTCGGGATCTTCAAACTGCTCGTCGAACGGAGGTACTATGAACCTATCCGTTGGGAAATCGCTCTTTTCTATTTCTTTTATGATAGGAGGATCAATTGCTACGAGGTAGTCAGGAGTAAAGTCTCGATACAGAGCGTTGCACCCATATATCGTTCCCAATCCTTTCAGACTTGCAATATCAAATTTAGTCCTACTTGGACCATTACCTATAATAAACGCTACTTTTTCCATTTCTCTTCAATCCCCGGAAATGCTTTCTTCACTACCGCCACTGTAATTGGTTTGAGCTCCTCTGGCAGCTTCTTATTCTTAACATGAAGAAGAAGTCGAGCGTCCTGAGGATCTACAGACTCAAGCATTTCGATAAACATTTGCTCACGTTTAAGCGGACGTAGTGCCTCACCGTCAGGGATGTTCAAACAGTACTTGAGTCTACGCACGTCGGCCTTGAGCACGTTCTGCGCATCAATAGCTTCGTCTACGGGGGTGAAGGGGGGGTCAGATTCTGGTAATAAGAATTCGATGTTAGGATTGTATACCAAATCGAGAATAACCTTGATAGGAAAGTCATTATGGTATGCCGACAGAGCTTCGGACCTGGCTTTGTTACCACCTTCCTCAGCTACTGTCAAGAGGGTTTCATAAATTGATTTATTCATCGTCACCATTCGCTTCTTGATTAAAATATTGTTTGGCCTGCCGCCCTGTACGAGGCGATAGCTTATGTTCCAAGTCCTTACTATTATATAGCACAGACTTCATCACTTCCATCGAATACATGAATCTGAGGACGAACTCTTCATCATCTACATCATAACCGTTATTATAGAACTCGTTTACTAAACCGTGTCCGACACGATCAACAAAGTCTTCGATGAACACCTTGGTTATTTGATCCTCATAGAACCCATCATCATCTTGCTTAACTGGTTCTGTAAGGGTACCTGGAAATTGTATTATCTTAGCCATCATATATTTATGGCGCCTGTACAGTAATACTATTGATCAGCGACTGCCATTGCGATACACGTGAGTTCCACGAATAGAACCCATCAGCATATGCCTTTTGAAAGTCCAATCTATTATCCATCTCATCTGTGTTGATCTGCTGGATGGTTTGATTGAGTGCCTGGATAAACATATTGGCATGTACGTTTACATCTTCGTGCATACTATATGTAATACCAAAGCCAGCTAAGGTCTCTGGCAGAGCAGCATAGTCAGGAGCTACAACTACACATCTAGCCGACATGGCCTCCATTGCTGCAATGCATGATGTCTCAGCCCATATAGATGGGAACGCAAAGATATGAGCCTTCTTCAGTGCTTCTCGAACTACATCATTAGGCTGGTAGCCATGATAGTTGATCTTTGGGTGGTCGCGGCACTGCTCAAACAAGTGCTCATAGTCTGCATCACGCTGGGCCCACCCATAGATGTTAAAGCTGGAGTACACATCTAGGGTAATGTTGTCGTAATGATTGCATAGCTCAATAAACACCGGCACTAGGATATCGAGGCCACGGTGCGGAGTCGTATGGTAGATCAGATTAATTTGATCAGCGGGTTGGGGCTTGACGTGAGCTTCAATAGGTTCGATACAGTTCTTTAGAATCACATATTCACTTGGCTTCAATCCAAATGCTAACTCGTATTGTGTCTTCTGAAAGTTAGAGACAAATACCAGCTTGTCGAAACGCTCTCTCTGCTCAGGGTCTACAAGGTGCTGAGATTCGGGATCGTTAAACATATCGTGGAGCCATAGGATTGTAGGGCGATCCGGATCAACGTCTCGTACACGACTGCATATGATCTGAACATTGTCTCTAATAGATGGGTCCAACCGATCATAGAGACCATGCTTCATTAGCTCTGTGCCACCCATCGCATTGTGCGACAACTCGTCTGAGGTAACGCCACCAAATGAGAACTCGTCTTGCGAAGGTTCCATCGATGGAGTATCATCAATAATAGTCAATTTGGTACTCATTGTTGCTCCAAGTATTTTGTGAGTTCTTTATACCCACCAATGTAAATATTATCGTTCATGATTTGAGGTACTGATTTTGCACCTGGTACTAGTGTCTTTAGCTGATCAACGGTAATATCGATATCGAGCATTAGCTCGTTGTACTCAATTCCTTTCAGCTCAAGTAAAGACTTAGATGTTTCACACCACTTGCAACCTGATCTAGAGTAAATGGTTATCATTGCTTGAATCCCACCGACTCTCTTACTATATCATCCCCAATAAGTTCGGAATAGTAAAGCTCAAATGCTAGGCAATCCTCCAGAACTTCAAACTGATGATACACACCAGGAGGAACTTTACAGTATTCACCTGGACCTAATATAGTCTCGTCGACTAGGTCGTAAGCATTCTGCCACTCGCGGATCAGTATCTTACCAGTGACAACGTAGAATCCATTGGTTTTACTTTGATGTGCATGCTTACTGCATACTCCACCTTCCCTAGCATCGATACGGTGGAACTCAAGCACACCTGGTACCAATGCCACAAGCTCTGTCTCTCCCCAGATTTTACCTTGCTTCATTTGTTTGCCTCATAAGAAATATTAACAATTCGATCAACAACCTCTGCAAAGTTATGCAGGTGTATCATATTAGGACCATCACTGGGTGCGTTGTCTGGGTCAGGGTGGACTTCCAGGAAGAAGTCCTTTACACCCACAGCTGCGGCGGCAGCGGCCATATAAGGTGCATAAGCACGATTACCGCCGCTGCAATCCCCATTACCACCAGGACGCTGAACGGCGTGCGTACAATCCATAACAATGCGCGTGTCATAGTTATCAAGAAGATAACGAATCCCAGTAAAGTCAACAACCAAAGTATTATATCCAAAACTAGTTCCTCTCTCTGTAATCCAAACCTCCTTAGCATTAGATGTCTTGGACAGCACCCCCTTGACGTCCCATGGTGCCATGAACTGACCTTTCTTGATATTGACTATCATGTCCGTACTGCACGCAGCTTCAATCAAGTCTGTCTGACGCGATAGGAAGGCTGGAATCTGGAGTACGTCAACGGCGTTATGAAAGTCGTTGACAATCTCATATACGTCTTGTACACAGTGCACATCGGTTAGCGTACTCAGTTCACTGTCCTGCCTCTTTAACATTGCAAAGTCTAGCAGAGTATCTCGTAGTCCTACTCCCCTAGCAGATCCCGCAGACGTTCTATTCGCCTTATCAAAGGATGCCTTGAAGTAGTATTCTATATCGTATAGATCGCATATATCTTTGCAGTGAAGTGCAATGTCCATAGACTGTTGGTAAGATTCATGTTGACACGGCCCTGCTATAATCTTCATTGTTCGGCTTCCAGTTGTTCCATTACGTCCTCAAAAATCATCTGTGGTTTTATTGCGTCCATTGCTTCTTCACAATGCTTGCATGGTATCTGACTACCACATGGCGTTTGTGGATGATCGTAGACGTAGTATGTCTGATTACGATCATTGTATCCAGTTTGGTCGGGATGTATCACTCCACCGTATAATACAAACGCAGGTTTGTTTATCGCTGCAGCAAAGTGATGTACTCCTCCCTCACTTGTTATAATAGCTTTGCTACATGCCATAATAGCAAATGCAATTCTGACATCATTCTCCACTATATTGATTGAGTTGGCAAGCGTTTTCTGATTATATTTTACATTGCCAGATACGTCTTGAACAGGACCGCCAGGCTTTACTCTAACAACCTTAACATGCACGTTTAACAGATCAGTCAGTTCTTGCCATTTACTGAACCCCCAATCTTTGTTGGTAGCAAGTGTAGTGTTCTTAGTATCTGGATTCACAACCACGAATGGGTCGCCAGGATTGATACCGCTTTGCTTTAACAGCTCAACAGCTCTGTTGAGCTCACTCGTACTGATCAGATATGGAGCAGGC